CGCGGCATGATAAGTCAACAGAAACGACAGCAGGCTGGACTCACGAAGTGCTAGGGGAATGTCTCCTAGCAGGATTCACGAGCAGCGAGCGGGTCACAGAAAACGACTGGCAGCGCCGCCACCTGTACCATTTAAGGAGCACAGATGGCAGTCAAGAAAATCCTAAGCGTCAAAGTATCTGATCTGACGCTCGACCCGAACAACGCCAGGAAGCATGGCGAGAAAGACATAGCAGCAATCGCCGCTAGTCTTGAGAAGTTCTCGCAGCAAACGCCCATAGTCATCACCAGCGACAACGTGGTCATAAAAGGCAACGGAACGCTGATGGCAGCCATGAAGCTGAACTGGACGCACGTCGATGCGATCAGGACGAATCTAACAGGCCAGCAGGTCACGGCCTATGCGATCGCAGATAACCGCACCAGCGATCTTTCAGAGTTCGACAATGAAAAGTTGCTAGAGCTGCTTCAGGGCCTAGACGAGCAGTCATTGATAGATGCCTGCGGATTCGATGAAGCAGCGATGGCTGATCTGATGCAGGAAGTCAATCCGAGTTTCGATCCTGTCCCAGTTGATGAGCAGGGGAAGCTTGACGAACTTGCACCCAAGATAGTTCAGTGCCCCCACTGTAGCCAAGAGTTTGATCTCAGGACGCTAGGGGAGTAAATCAAAAGCGCCGTAAGCATTTGTAGTGATGTGACTGGCTACCAGCCAGACCAAGGCAGTGCGAGTCTGACCACGGCGCTCTTCTATCATGCCAGACCTAAAGCTAGATTGGTGCAGCCATCAAGCTGCGAAATTTGCTTGCGAGCACTGGCACTATAGCCGCAGCCTGCCAGTTGCCAAAACAGTAAAGATCGGCGTCTGGGAAGATAGTAAGTTCATCGGTGTCGTGCTTTATTCTTGGGGAGCTAACCCAAATCTCAGTAAAGCCTACAAGCTCAAGATGAGCCAGTGTGCAGAGCTTGTTCGTGTTGCCTTAACGAAACATCAGTCAGCAGTATCAAGAGTTCTGGCAATCGCTCAGAAGATGCTAAAGAAGCAGAGCCCAGGACTCAGGCTATTAGTTTCGTTTGCAGACATGGACCAAAATCACCACGGCGGAATTTATCAAGCTGCTGGGTGGCTCTATTCAGGCACAACCCCAGCCAAGAAGGACTTCATGCTTAATGGCAGGAAGTTACAAAGACGCGGCTATACTGGACAGGTTTTCGGGCGGGAAAGAATGAAGCTGCCCGCGGGAGCAATCACTGTAGACTCGCCGCCAAAGCATCGCTACTTGATGCCGCTAGATTCAGCAATGCGAGTTCAGATAGAACCACTACGCCAGCCGTACCCGAAGCGAGAGGTTGTTTCTAATGACTAAGCGCGCAGGCAAACGAAAGAATCGCATGGGCGTGCAGCCGGAAAAGCCACGCAACGGCCAGCCCGTAGCCAAGCCGCACTCGCTCATAGAGGACCATCTTCCGCCGCGTGAATCGATCAGGCTAGAACTCAGGGCCATGCGCGAGGGCTGGCTGCTCGGCCAAGAGAACATGGACGTAGTTCGCGGCAACCTGATGAAGAAGCTCGCCACGATGGCCAGCAAGGAGGATGACCCAGACAGGCTGTGCCGGATGATCAGGACGCTAGCCATGAGCGAGCAGCGAGAGATTATGCTCGAGATCGCCAAGTTCAAGGCCAGCCAGCAGGAGCTTCCAGCCCAGGTCCAGGTAGGTGTCCTGGTCAATAATCAGCCAGCAGAACAGCCTGTCGTCCAGCAACGGCCGTTCGAGGTTGTCCAGCGGCTGCTTGAGCGCTCAGACGTCAGGGCAGCCCTAACTGGCGGATTAGTTGGCGGGTAGTGACCAGATTGGCTACGATTCGCGCCCTATAGAAATATAGGTTGATATAGTTTCTAAACATGGGGCAATCATGGCGAAAAAGATACCGTACGCAATAGACAAAAATGGTGAGCATCTTTTTGTGAGAACAGAGCATTGCTGCATAAATCATTTGGTTATGGCGATTGATGGCATGAGCCTGACGTTTTTTGGGAACGAGAAAACCCCGTACATCAGGGTAACGGAGGCTATTGCTTGGCATGAAAAAGAGTTGCGAGAGTCGCATGGTGTGAGTGGTAGCAAGCAGGCATTAGAGGCCATGCGGTCAGCTCTAAAAAACTTCGAAGAAGGGAAAATTACTGAAGTCTCGCAGTGATTCAATATCATCATCAAAGTGGAGATCCAATGCAGAAAACGACAAATAGTGACATGGCAGTGATAGTCGCCATGGAACTGCTGTCACAGGTTGTTTTAGCGAGTAAGCGTGGCCTGACAGACGATGTTCTGAAGTACTCAGAAGCTGCCAAAAACGTTGCAGACGCAGCATCGACGTTGCAATATATAGAAAACAGCTCGCGCGATGCTTCCCCTGAGCCATCAGGAGGCTTATAATTCAAGCGGCTGAAGCCTGATAACCTTCGGTCGCTACCATGTACAAGCAGAACCAAATTATGATCGTCTTTCGTTTGCGTGGTAGCAGCGAATTATCGCACAACAGCCAGTGGAGCAATCCTCTGGCTGATTGTGTTTCTGGGCTCTAGTCAGGCTGTGGATGAATTAGCCGGAAGCCGACGAGGCAGAGACACGCTAGGCGAGCAATAAGGGACGGCGGCCTAGTCTTAACAGCCCACGAACCTGATTCCATAATCAGGCGAAGACATGACTGGCGAGAAGCGGACTCACAACCCGTACTGCTGGGACGACACCAAAACATTCCTGCTCTGATCTTAGCCTATCAACAGGAGCCCCTGACGGATGCGCTTAAGCGTAGTGTCGATGGCGGTCGGTCATGCAACAGACCACAAGCTGGTGCTATCCTGAAGGGGAGAAAAGGCCGTGGCTCGGCAAGAGCAGTCATCTAGTGGCGATAAAAGTAGCAAAGTGAATGTTTTAATGAACCAACTCAATCGCATTGCAAAGAGCGAATTTCGTGAGCAGCATGAGAAAAACATGGAGTCTAGTCCTAGCTATAGGGCTGGAGTGGAAGCCTTTCGTAAAAAGCGATCATTCACTGCACCGGATGGAATGTTCTGCGTAGAAAAGCAAGCCTGGTATGACGGCTACACCAATGAAAAGTATCCTGAAGACAAGTACGACACTTGTAGAAAATCATAGATGCTAAGACCGCCAGAGACAGCCGATCTAGTTAGCCCGATAGACTTCGCGCATTACGCAACGGGCGGTGCATACCAGCGCGCTAGGCACCTGCAGTACTTGCAGCAAGAGCTGATGGCAACGCTCTACGGTCCATGGGATGTTCTAGTGGCTATGGCCCCGCCGAGAAGCGGCAAGAGCGAGTTCCTATCGCGCTGGGTAACGTCATGGCTAGCAAGTGTCTATCCAGAGTCAAGATCGATCTTGACCAGCTACAGCGTAGACTTAGCGAGGACGCATTCACGATGGGTAAGAGACGCGACCCACAGATTCGCGCAGGTGTTTGGACATGGCGGGATCAACCCAAACGTGTCGTCAGCCACAGACTGGCAGACGATGCAAGGCGGCGGGCTGCTCGCAGCCGGTGTCGGAGGTGGTATTACCGGACGCGGCGCCGACAAGGTTTTTCTAATAGACGACTCGCTCAAGAATGCTGAGCAGGCAATTAGCGAAACAGTGCGCGAAGCACAGTGGGAGTGGTTTCAGACTACGGCTTTTACGAGATTGGAGCCAGGGTGTCGCCTGATCGCGCTGGGGACTCGGTGGCATGAAGATGACTTGTTGGGGAAGATACTCAAGGCAGGTTCGCAAGATTTAGGTTTGCGCGTGCGAGAGGTCAGACTTCCGGCTCTGGCAGAACCAACTGACTACACGCCTGACCCTCTTGGCAGACAGACAGACGAGCCGCTATGGCCAGAGCGCTGGGGCTTCGAAGCTCTATCCAGAATACGCGACACGCTAGAGCCTTACTGGTGGAATGCCCTCTATCAGCAGCGCCTTGGCAGCTACGGTCACAACGAATGGCCGAGCGAGTATTTCTACGGCATCTTCGCCAATGACGACGAGTGGCCTGAGCACATCAGGCTTTCAGCCACGGCGCTCGATCCCAGCAAAGGCAAGTCGAGCCACAAAGGCGACTACTCAGCGATCGTGAACACCGGCTATCACGGCGGGTATCTCTGGGTGGAGGCAGACATAGCGCGGCGACCGGTGCCGAAGATGATGCGCGACCTAGTCGAGTTCAACATGCGAGTCAGACCGACCGTGACAGGCATCGAAGGCGTAGCATTTCAGGAGTTACTCGCATCGGACTACATTCAGGCCCAAGAGGAAGCTGGCAGCTACCGCGACGATCCAGAGCTAATCGACAACACGGTCAACAAAGAGCTGCGGATAGCAAGGCTCGGCTTGTGGCTAAGGCTGCACAGAATCAAAGTCAAACGCAACGCTAGTGGCGAGATGCTTGTCAATCAGCTAAAAGAGTTCCCAAACGGAAAACATGACGACGGGTGCTTTGCGGCTGGAACAATGGTCGAAACTAGCAGGGGGAGCATACCAATCGAGCAAGTCATCGCAGGAGATATCGCATTTACTCGCCTTGGATGGAAGCGAGTTTTGGCATCAGCGTGCACAGGCCGACGGAATGTAATTGAGCATAGCTTGTCGGATGGAACGAAGCTGCTTGCTACAGCAGAGCATCCTGTGTACGATGGGCATGGCTTTAGCCCGTTACACAAGAGATGCGAGGTTTACAAATGCGATCTGAGCGTCTTGCAGGTTTGCGACCGCCAGTCAATCGGGGAGCAAAGCGTTTACAATCTGACCGTTGAAGGCGGCGAATATCTAGCCAACGGAATCGTAGTCCACAACTGTGACGCGGCTGAAATGAGTATTCGTCTTCTAATGTCCATCTGTGAAGACCTCGGCGAGCTAGCAGGCCCAAGCGTCACGCAGTACACGCTTTAGATTGCAGCGACCCCGAGCTTCTCAAGGCACAGAACCGCCCGCCGCATCGTCGGCAGCGGCACCCGAATCGCCGCACTTATCGCTTCAGCCTCAGCGAACACAGCCGGAGCAGGCAGATAACAATACTGCTTGCTCGGCCAGTATTTGCAATCCACGCTCAGGTGGTCACAGGCCGAAACGATGCTACCGGCCATCTTGCAGTAAATCTCAAGGCTGTCAGAACGCACCCAGAGGCCGTCTGGCAGCATTTTATGGGCAGCCCGGCGAATATCCGAAAACGTGCAGCGAAGGGCAGGGCCACGCGGCCCAGCGGCTCGTTTGGCCTTTAGGACCCCGGCGCGATACAATCGAAAGATCAGGGCGTTGGACGGCCACCCAGGCAAGTATGCAGCCGCGTCGTATATTGATAGGGTTCGGCCTGTCGGCATCGAGGCGTTCAGGCACAGCGAGTTCAGCACGTAGGTCGAATAGCGAAACCGCAGCGCCAGGTGCATGTAGACCGTATTGCGGTGAATCCCCAGTTCGTCAGCGATGTTATTTTTAGGCACGCCACTGCGGGCCATTTGGTGAAGTCGCACGATTTCCCGATCAGACAGTTTTTGCATAGGGCACAACCATGGCGAGATTTGAAGTCGATGCACTCAGCAGCGAATTGCAGTCAGTTCGGACTCAGCAGCTAACAGAAGCCTGGGGGGATCACGTTGACCCACGCGGGCCCTATAACGATACGCCGGGCTTCGGTTGGCTATCGCGACGACTAGGATATTTTACGCAAGGCAACGACCGAACTGAAGGACGCTATGCGCCGGTCTACGATCATGAGCTTGACCTCAAGGCTATTCGCATGGCCGCGTGGCTCATGGACGAAGAGGTCCCCGTAGCCAAAGCCATGAAGAACCGGCTCGTCGATTATACCATCGGATCGGGCTTCGACTGGGAAGTCACTCACCCTAGCCCAAGGGTGCAAGCAATCTGTCGCCGCATCGTTTCCAGCTTTATGGATAACTCAGACTGGACCACGCTTGAGCGCGAGTCGTTTAAGCGCGAGATCGTCGATGGTGAGTTCATTGCCGAGTTCGTGGCAGACGGTCCGGACATCTCGATGGATGTCCGCGAAGGCGATCACCTGACAGAGCCAGCAAACTCCTATGAGCTTGAGGACTGGAAGGGCTACACGTTTGAAACCTGCTGGAGCTTCGGCATCCTCACACGCAAAGGCCGAGCAGCACCGATTGCCTACCACGTTAATCGTGACGGCGTAGGTCAAGACTGGGATTTGATCGACGCTGACAGGTTCGTTCACTGGAAGCGAAACGCTCCCCGCAACGCCAAGCGCGGATTCTCTGACCACTACACAACGCACAAATGGCTGAAGTATGGTGCTGATGTTCTCGGGCGGACAGCTCAGGGCACAGCCGTACAGGCATCGATTGCTTACATCGTCGAGCACGCCAAGGGAACAACGCCAAAGCAAGCACAGGCCATCGCCTCAGGCAGAAACATAGTTGTCGAAAAGGACTACCAAACAGGGCAGTATGTCAACAAGCGAAAGATTGGCGCTGGCGAGGTCATAGACATCCCCGAAGGCGCGAAGTACCACGCTGGCCTACTTGGCAGCAACGCCAGCATGATCTACATCGACGTTATGGAAGCGCTCTTTAGGTTATCTGGTGTTGTCTATGCGTTCCCTGAGCACTTCGTCACAGGCTACGCTGGCAACAACAATCGAGCATCAGCCGAAGAAGCATCGTCGCCATTCATTCAGGGCAGGTACGCAGACCAGGGCGTACGCAAGCAGCAGATGCGAAGGTTGTTGCTAAATGTCATCAAGTTCGGCCTAGAGCGTTTACCGCGGCTTGGCATAACGTACGAAGACATCGAGCACGAACTCAACGTCAGCATCGCTGAACCTGAGATTGTGACGAAGGACCCGGCAGCATTAACGACTGCTCTCAAGATGCAGAAGGAAGCTGGCTGGATCAGCGACCGTATGGCAGTGAATCAACTTGGCTACGATTTCGAGGACGTTCAGCAGCAGCGCAAAGAGGAAGCTGGCGTTCAGCCAGGGCAGCAGCCAGACAGCCCGGCAGACCAAAGCATGGCAGGGCTTTCTCGTCGGCAGTTTATGAACAACAAGAAAGCGATTCTAGATATCGTCCGTGAGCTAAAAGCAGGCGAAATCGATCAGGGGCAAGCCATGGTCATGCTGGCGGCACTGGGACTATCAAAGGGCCTAGTCGATCAACTGCTCGGCGTTCAGGCTGTTACTGAGGACTGGTTGCCAGAAGAGCAGCCAGACGACGATGCTACCAAAACGCTTCAGTATTTGACCGACGCTTGGCAGAACTACCCATAGCCAGATCGCGGCAGGATTGGCCCCTATACGTTTAGGAGAACCGCTATGCTGTCGGACGAGATATTTAGTCAAATACACAATCGTCCATCGCTGGCTGATTATCAGGTCGTTAAGGGCTTGCTAGAGCAAGCAATCGACGATCTTGTCAGGCTGCAACTCAGGCCACGAATTAGCGACACAGACGTTGAGCAGGTCCTAGAAGCCCTCGCAATCATCCTGCTCGGGCGCGACGTAAGCTACGCTGTCGTGCTGGGGTGGAACTGCGACGGAGGCATCGACGCTGCTCTGGCCCGCGAGTTCCAGCTTCAGGACTCCGACCCGCTTCACATCGTCGGCACTTATCTTGGAAACACCGTCAACGCGGCTCTCATGCTGCTCAGCCAGGGCGAGAACAGATCGCTAAGCCTGGACGCGTGGCTGCCATCGTCAGGCTACAATCCTCGAAGCGTCGCTCGTTCTGACCGGCTACACAGCCGAAGATCGGTCAGGTATTTTCGAGAAAAATGGTCTGACCAGAGACCAGATCGGCGCGAGTTAGCGCCCTATCTAGCAGTAGAGAATGCAGTATTCTCAGGGAAATATCAACAGAATCCCCCGTTATAACTATAAACGAAACGTTTCGTTTATAGGCAAACCAGGGGGGGAGTAAGGATATCAGCTATGGATGCCGAAGACGTCAAGTACGTACTACAAAACAGAACGACTGTCGAGCCACATTTATTGACGGCAGAAGTACTCAAAGAAGCAGGATGCCTAGAACGTGTTTGTGTTCTCCCGATCGAATACAAAGATCGCATGAGTTACCTAGCTGACGTCTTGGTGCAAAGTCTATCACGAAGTAGCAACGTAAAAGACGACCGGCTACGAGCGACAATTAGCCAGCTAAGTCAGGCATTGAGCTATATGATGAATTCATGCTCGTGGCAGGAAGGGCAGTTGCATGATTTTGATTATGAGGAATTGCAGAGGAAGTTAAAACGTTTCGTTAGGTCAACCAATTAGGAGTTCGTATGAAGTTCTGGATTTATGCAATCGACTGGCGTTCAATGGCAATCGAGATTCTCGCAGAGCGACCGAACGTCTCGCTCGCAAATGCCGTCGCGGCTGGATACGTCGGTGAGTTACCAGTCGCAGAGCGTGATGACTTCGTCGCGTTCAAGACAATCGGTGTTACACCAGTGACGCCTGATATCGAGGCAGCCGTTCAGCAGTTCAAGAGGCTCAACGGCAAGGTGGCCTGAAGACGTTAGACGTTGAGCATCGTCGCTATAGATTGGCTGCAAAGCCTGGGTCGTGGTTCAGCCGAGTCGCTCAAGTGAACCAGGGAGATCGAATCGCCCTGCCAGGTGAAGCGTGTCCCGCGTGGATGGCTCGGGTGTTTTATCAATGGAGGTTGCTAATGAAGGTTTATTGCTGCGGTTGCAAGGCGGACGTTAATGCGAGGCTCACCAGCGGCGGCGAGATTTATCCGCACCGCGAGGACCTAGCCAAGCTACCGTTCTGGAAGTGCGACCGCTGCACGAACTACGTTGGCTGCCACCGAGGCACGCACAAGCCGCTCGGTGTCATAGCAACGCCAGAGCTGATGGGAGCGCGAAGGCGAATCCATCAGCTACTAGACCCGATCTGGCAGTCGGGCAAGATATCGCGACGCAAGCTCTATCAGAAGATCAGCGACGAGCTTGGCTATTCATATCACACTGCTGAAATCAGATCGCTTGAGGAGGCTCGGCGAGTTTGGGCAGTAATAAAAAGGCTTACTTGAAAGACAATCGTGGCAATCGAAAGGCAGAAACAATGGCAGGAATAACACTTAAGAGCATCTTGGAGTTGGCGAACAACAATGACGCCAAGCCATCAACACGGATCAGTTACCGACTCGGGAAGACGTCTGTTCCGGTAGAGTCGATCAAACTGGTGTTTTACAAAGGAAGCGGCTACTCGGGCCGCTCCGACGAAATCGAGGTCCAAATCAGCGATGAGTTCATTGACCAGCTTGCCAGCGAACGTATGAAGAGAATGTTCGACGCTCATGTTGACTCGATGTTCGCGGCGAAATCAAATACGACTCCGACTGGGAGAAACAATACAGGCTCGCTTGTGGAGCAAACCATCCATGCAAGCTGCTCAGCGAGGATAACCGGTGCACGATCTACCCTACGCGGCCAAACTGTTGCGTAGCGTTCGAGGTCGGCGAGGATCGCTGCCAGGAGATGCGAGAGGAACACGGACTGCCACCTATCGAGGTTACAAGCAATGTGGACTAATCAGGAAGCAGTAGCCGCATACGCCTACATCATCGCAATCTCATTCGTGTGGTTGATATTTAAGGTCACTGATGCCGTCAGAAAGAAATAGCATGGGAACTAACAACGCTGCGGAAGTACTAACGCAATTGATTCGCAAGACAATCGATGCCATCGAGATAGCAGTTCGATGGCACTATTATGACCTACAGCGAGGCCATCACACAGCCGATCCTCAGCATTCAGGCATGAGCAGCGAGGCGCTGGAGCCACTTATAGAGGTGCTCGGGCCGACGCGTCGCCAGGAGCTAGAAGTCGAGGGGCTAGCTTGGGCACAGGCTGAGCTAGAGTTGCCATACGGACCGCCGCTATGGGGCACTCTCCCGTGGAGCGAGTACAAGAAGCAGTGCACAGGCAAGTAAGTTAGATTCACGTTACAATCATCGCATGGTCGGTAACTAACATGGGAGGATTAAAATGGAAGTCAGCAACAGAGCGTACGTCGAAAAACAAGTGCAGGCAGCCGTCAATCGAGCATTCAAAGCTCCAAAGGCGGCAGCAGGTAACAGGCAGCCAGGGTGGGCTACTCTAAAGCGCGAGCTGATCGACGAAATACAGCCGCATCTCGAAAAGATTCAGCTCGATGCAATCAGGGCCATGTACGCACGCTATGGCGACGGCCCAGCTCCACCACACGTAAAGCCCAACGCCGACAAGCGGGCTAACGATCTTGCCGATGATCTTATAGCAGTCAGCAAGAAGCGCTGGGCCAAGATGAAGAAGCCACGCACGCCTGAGGACATCAAGGTATGGCGTAGGGAGAACTTCGGGAACGATCGCGCAAAGCTAATCGCGATCACTGAGACAACCATCGCCAACACTG